ATTAATTCCTATAGCTTCTAAAGCAAAAGATACGATGCTGCCCATCAAATCCCATACACCACTTAAGATTCCTTTGATTCCTTCCCATGCTTTATCCCAGTCTCCTGTAAAAACACCTGTTAAAAAATCACAAAGTCCACTTAAAAACTCAGTTATTGATTTAATACAGTCTGACACAAAAGTTACAAAGGTTTCTATACCGTTCCAAATACCTTGAATAACATCAGCAACTATTGGAGCTAAATTACTCATTAGCCATTCTATAAAAGGAGCAAGTACAGTTTCAAAAATAACTCCTATCAGTTCTGCGAGTTTTCCAAAGAACTCAACAACACCGTTGATTGCCGGCTGGATATGCTCTTCCCACATCGATGAAAAACTTTCAGCTATGCCGTTGACTACTGGAGCAATATAAGTATTGTATGCATCTAAAATAGTACTAACGATATCAGTAAGCCCTGTTTTGATTTTTTCAAACGCAGGTGCAACATAAGTATCATATGTTTGTCCAATTTTATCAAAAGTGTCATTTATACCATCAGCAATAGTTCTTGTGATTGTTTCTATAGGTTTAAGCATACCTTCTATAGTTGTTTTTATCTTTTCTTTGTTTTCTATGATTGGGGAAGTTAAAGCATCAAGTATATCACTTCCGAGTCGGTTGATTAAAGTAATTGAATTTAATGCTCCGTTTACAATAATTCCAATTAAATTAGCACCAATATTTATAGCTGAAGCTCCCGAAAAAACACTTGCAATATCAGCAATAACAACACTAAAATTACCTAATATTTCATTCGTTCTCGAGCTTATATCAAACCATTTAACTATTGTATCTTTTATGAAATCAACATTTCTTTCAAGATAGGTGGCTACACTGCCTACTAACAAAGTAGCGATTGTAACACCAATACTTGCAATTGACCCTACTATTTTTCCTAAAGCAAGTACTGTCGTATCTACCCAGTTCTTTGCAGCATTGACCACGTCAGGTGATGTGAATATCTGTGTAAGACTGTCGCCTATACTCAAAATATATTCTTTAATTCTTTCAATATTTTTAAATGAGTCACCAAAGCCAATTTCAAAACCATTTGTAAAGATCCCGGCAAGTCGTTTAAACTCATTAATAATTCCATCTAATATACCATCAAACACACTGGCTTGTTTTGTTGCCTCTGGAAAATCTACTGTATCAGCAACACTTCCGCCTGAACCGTCTCCTGATCCATCACCTGAACCAGATCCACCGGAATCAGAGTCATTTCCAAATGACAGTTTATTAATTGTATCGACCTTGGCGAAGGCTTTTTGAATCTTCTTAGCTGCTTTTTCGCCACTTGATCCTGCATTCTTTAATCCATCGCTTAATCCCCCGGCATTATCCGTAGCACTTCCTAAATCGTTGGCAACCTCCTGTACTGCGCTATTTCCGCCTCCACTATCACCAGAGCTTCCTGTTAAGAATTCCATCATATTGGCAAAAGAATCAGCTAAGGACTGCAGATTTGCTAACACCCAGTTGATTCCTTTTATAATCGGTTTAAATACTGCAATAAAGCCCTTACCAAGACTCGCTTTTAAACTTTGAAACCTTAAAGACATGATTCGAGTCTGATTGGCCCAGCTATCCTGTGTCTTAATGAAGTCACCTGTAGCCATAGACAGCTGATCCTGAACGAACGCATATCGTAAAGCTACTTTTTCCTGCTCAGACATTTTAGCAGTCGTCTTGCCATAACCATTTGCCAAAGCATACTGATCAAGTGCCGCTTGTGTCATTACAACACCCAAATCTTTTAATGTCTCGGTTTCACCTGTAAATACACTTTTGATTTTTGTATAAGCCTCAGTTGGACCCAGATTGTAGAATGATGCAACATCACCCGCTAAGCCTGTTAAAGTCTCAGACATTTCAAGTGCTTCTTTTTCAGTAAATCCAAATGAGTTTGACATTGCTCCAAAAGTACCCATGAACTTCTTAGCCATAGTCTCACTAAGACCGAATGATTCCATTGCGCTCTTAGCAAATGCATCAGCCTGATTTGACATGCTTGGAAACGCAGTATCAACAACGTTCTGAACTTCTGTTAGATCAGAACCAAGTTTTAGACACGATCCCATAAAGTCAGTAATAGCCTTAACACTAAAAGCTGCGACTGCCATCTTACCAATTCTTTTAAAAGATGAATTAAAAGATGATTCAAGCATATTGGAACCTGAATCACCTAGTTTTTTTATCTGTCCTTTATAATTTTTGCCGTTGATTACAATATCAACCCCAATAGCACCTACACTGTTACCTGCCTTCTGCGTCACCTCCTGCTAATTCCTTAAACATATTTTGAAACATCTTAATAGCATCATCTGCTTCTTTTTTATCCATACTTTTTGCTATTTTATTGCGCCATTCACTTCTAATCTGCTTTTGGGCCGATGAGAAATTCTTAATAATATTTTTATCATCTTCACTTCTGATCTGCACAATATTCCCCAGTGGTGTGTCCGGCATGATTCCTGCAAGATAAGAACAGAATTCATCCCACGACATATCATCAACCTGTCGCAATCTTATGCCGTACTGCTTGAAAAAACTGGCTTCAATGAGCGGCCAGTCATCTATGATGTCATAATAGTCATCATTGTTATTGCTTCCACTCTTGAAATCGTTTTTCTATATCATCGATATCCTCATCATTGATAGCAGCCATAATTGCAAATGCAACGGTTTCATAATTTTTAAAACTAAGCTTCATATCATTAAGCTCTTTTGCCTGTTTTTTTCCTAACAGTGTTTCAATCATCTTATCCATTCTCTCAATATTATCTAATGAGTTATCGCGCATAATCTGATTCATTAACAGAATTGTTGTTTTTTCATCATTGATAGTAAAAATATGATCATTGACTGTGACTGTTGGTTTTTCATTGTCAAATTTATCTGTTAAATTAATATGTTTAGCCATTTATTGGCCCTCCTTTATTTATATGAAAATTAAGAGGGATCACTCCCTCTTAAAATTATGCTGACTGTGTAAATGTCGGTTTACCGTTAGACATTACTTCGAACTCTAGCGGTGCTACACCTGTAGAATCACCTGCACCAACATTTGTGACGTTGATAACAGCCTCATTGAATTCAATTTTAGAGCCGTCGGGAAATGTCCATGAAAAATCTTTCTCGACATCACGGCCGTTTTTGCTGATCAGTGCAGCAACCGCATCATTACCGGCATCACCTACATTACGCTTACCAGAAACAGTAATAGTTACTGCTTTAGCAGTCGCTAAACGTCTAACCCATCCTTCCGTTTCGAATGGTGTCCACTCTTCGATTCCGTTATCGAAAGAAACACTAAACGATTCCATATCGGCTATAGAACTCATAGTTTTAGCATCACCCGTTTTTGCTGTTTCAATTTGAAACTGATTTTCATAACATGGGTATACACCTGTTTTACCTGCCATTTTAAATCCTCCTATCTTTCATAATAAAAAACTGCGTTGATAACCATCTCGTAGACACCATTATCATCAGTATCTACACTTATCGGCTCACTTTCCAGCAGTTCAATATATTTAATTTTTACATCATCAATCATGATGTCAGTTTTAGCTTCTATTTTCTCATAGAACTGATTAGAAGCGATTTCAGTTCTGTCCTGATTGTTATCCCAGTGAATCAGGAAAGTTACTGCTTTTTGTCTAAATGATGTATTCTCAAGACCACCTAAAGCAATATAAGGTGCTAGTGCTTTTTTAGCATTATAGACACCTATAGACTTATCATTCTTATTATCGAGTTTACCGATATAAAAATGCTCAGCACCAGTATCAAGCGTTTTTATCCAGTCTTTTATCTGTTTTAAAGAAAGTATCATTTTAATCTCCTTTTCAGCAGCTCTGCAAATGCTTCAGGGACAAAATTTTCATATTGTCCACCCTTCTTCCATGGATCAAGCCACTTGGCACCGGCAAAATTATTGTTAATTGTCTGGAAATCATACTCAGGATGATAATATAGACGTCTTGCCTGTGGAGAAGTGGTAATCAGTGATACTGCCCCGTATCTGCTGTTTGAATAATCTACAAAGGTATCATCATTCTGCATCGTCCCTACATCAAAAGGCATTACTTCTGCATTGACAACTTCAGTATGCAGTGCCTCACCAGTTTGTTCCAGTGCCGTTTGGATATCTTTATCAAATTCTTTTATCTTTGCCTTGTAAAATATAAAAGCCACTTTATTCAAGCTCCAGTAGAGTATAATTCACTGATCCGTCAGGATTACGTGCCTTTGTGCCTTTGTACAGCTTTCTTTTCATCCCAAACACTTCAGCTTCACCACCGCTTATTACAGGCAGCATTGGTGCAATATCACCGTTAAAATACACCTTACCGCTCAATGTAACAAGCTTCTGTTCAGCAGTAAGAACCTTATAAGCTTGATCCTGAAAATTACATTTCAAATCTTCATCTAAAACAATAACAGGCTCACCTTCTTCAGATAAACCTGTATCTTCAATCTTTATATGAATTGGTGTCGTACAAACTTTATCAGGCACTAAGCTAGGCCATTTCAATAGTAGAACGTCCTAGCACATAAACCGGTTTGAGCCAAAGTGTTATAAAGATCTGCTGGAACTGCTATCCCATTTATGATCTTTATATTCCAACTTTCACCAAAATTCATACTCACACCATTTATTGCATATGAAGATAATACGCTCTGCAGCACTTCCCTGTTTTCATACTCAAACTCTGCTAATAAGCCAACAACTTCTTTAACAGTTTCTTTTCTAAACTCTGTTAATGCATCAATATTAACAATTCTGTTAAATGTTAATGTATCTACATGTCGGCTGGCTTGTTTTAAGTATCTTAACTGATCCTTTTCTGGAACAACAGTATCTGGATTTATATTTTTAAATTCTTCAACACTCAGGTAAGGCAAATACATAAAATATCACCTACCCTTGTGTTTCTTTGATCAATGCAATAATTGAATCGTTGGTCATTTCTTCGGCCACTTCAATACCTAGTTCAGCCGCTTTAGAAATTAATTCCCCCTTGTTCATTTTTGACAACGGTTTTTCTTTAGGTGGTGCCGTTGCTTCTAATTCAGCAATTTTTGCCTTTAATTCTTTATTTTCTTGAACAACTTTTACATATTTATTGTACTCAATCTTTTTCAAAGGGGAATATTCTAAAAGATTCCCCTCATCGTCATAGATATCATAGCCGTCAGCTAGATATCTCTTTTTCTGTGCATCATTAATGCGATAGATCTTATTGTCTTTTTTTGCTTTCATCTAAGTACCTCCTAAGCCCCTTCAGCTTCAGCGTGAATAATACATCCCTCAGCTAGTAAACCGTCTAATGCAAACGTACCATTGAAACGTCTATTTTGGTATAAATAGTTATCTGCCGTACGTGAATCATGACCAGGTGTAAATACATTGATATAAGAATATTTAACACGTGATACCTGCGCTTCAGGATCAATCAAAATATAATCAATTTGTTTACCTGATGCATCAACTTGATATCCTTCAGTAAAATCAAATGCTGTTTTCAACCGGTTTGAAGGCACTGTTTTAATTTCTTTGATATCGTCCAAAGAATGAATACGACGATCAAGACCGTTAGATCCTGCCCCAACGTTTAATGTTCTTTGGATACCATCAGCATTTTTTAAGATTCTACGATATGCAGGTGTACAGTATAAAATAACTCTTTCTAATGGAACACCAGCTTCCTCCATAGCTTCCAGATTAGCATCAAAATCAGCTAATACATTAGCCTCCGTTAAATTCTCGGTTTTAATTTTTGCACCCACCCGCTTAGCTTCACTGTATACCTTTGAATATGTATAACAGTCTAATTCAGGCATTGCCTGTCTACGTTCAAATCTTGCTTGAATATTAGCAATAGATACAATTTGATTTGTCTCATCGACATCCATTGGGTCAATAAAGAATTCAATATCTCTATCATGATCTAATGATTTTTCTTCCCAGTCGTTTCCATAAGTACCAGTATTGAATCCTAAAGTAGCTCGGTTATGATCTTTATATCCACTTACTGTTACCTTTGGTAATTTAATTGTTTTTGCCCCACGGATTTGAATGTCTAGATTTGAATTGAACAACGCTGATGATGTCAAATCATGATCATACATTTCTAAAATCTTAGAAGCAAACTGTGTTACATAATTTAATGCTGCCATTTATTGGCCCTCCTTATTTTTTATTTTCCTATTCCAAAAATACTGTTTAGAGCCTCATCAACTCCACCTGTATTTCCGTTACTGCCTGGCGCTCCAATTTGCTGAAATCCATTTTGGACTTCATTAGATCCACCTGATTTAATTTCAGGAAATGCTTTAACGATATTTTCAATTTCAGTTTTAAAAACATCATCTTCAGCAAGATTGCCATCTTCTTTAGAAAGTTTAGATTTATCTACTAGCTTGGCTAAAAACGGAACCTTTGAAGCATCGATGCCTTGAGCCAAAGCAAGCTCATTCATTTTTGAATCAATATTCATATTTAGAATCTGTGCTTTAAGTGCTGCATTTTCCTGAATAGCAGTTTGTGCTTGCAGTGCTGCCTGATTTTCCTTTTCAGCTTTTTGCTGTTTAAATAACTCTGCCGCCTGATTTAATTCCTCACCAGTCAAGCCCTGAGTTTTTAGATAACCCTTTAAAGCACTTTCTTCTGTGGCTGATGTCCTTTTTGAGATTGCATCAGCTATTTTTCCATAATCAATTTCTACTTCTGGTGAAGTACTTGATGATGCTGGAGGTGTACCTTCCCCTGCTGCTCCATCCCCTCCTTCAGCGAATAATTGAATGTTTAATGGATACTTAAATAATTTTGTCACGTTGTTTTCCTCCTGTTTTACGTGTGGCACACGAAATATCCCGTTTTAGGTGTGGCGCACCATACATACAGTTTTATGTCATGTTGAGGACATAATAAAAGCGACCTACTTTTCAGCAGTCGCCTTATTGACCTTATTAACTTTTACTTCTTTGACCAGTCCCAGACTGATTAGATACTTACCTCGTTTTTCTTCAACATCAAGGGTCTCAGCTCTCTTGATATACTCCTGTTCATTTTTATCAAAATATTCATGAACAATACACTTTACTTTCAATCTACCACCCCCCTTACTAAAAAACTGCAAAAAGAAAAGCACATAACGTGCTTATTTAATAATATCTATGGTACCTTTTGCTAAATTCTTTGCTTTTTGCATTAATGAATTTTCTTCTAGATATTCTAATCCTTTTAGCGTTATCTGTGGTTTGATCAGTGCAACTTTTGGGTAGGAAAGTTCCATCGGTTGCCAAACCTGTACACCTTCAATATAATCGTTATCATCAAGCATTTTCATTATGCGACACCACAATGGATATGGTATATTCAAGGCTTCATGACTTATACTGGATTTATCGAATTCCTCATATTCCATCGCCTTTTCTAAAATAGATAATATCTTATAAATCAGCTTAAAATTGTTTGCCATACTAATTCTCCTCATCGTCATCCATTATTTTTCTTCTCTTTTAAGCTCCTTAACAAATTCCCACAAATCAGGGATATTATCATCACTGCTGTCAATATCAATTTCATGTTCTCTATGTTCCTCATCTCCATGAAAAATAATATGACCGTCTTTATTTCTTAACAATTTATACTTATCTTTTTCTTCTTCCATATTTCCATCCCAACCTTTTTGATAACATTTTTAAAATTTGATGTTTTGATTCTGAATAAGTCATACCCGTATCTTTAGCCAGTTTTATCACTTCTTTTTCAGCAGCTCTTGTAAAATCTACTATTTCATCATCACTTTCAAATCTAATTCTACTACCTTTTGGTGTAGAAAAGAAGTATTGAAAATTATCTTCAGTTTGGACAATAGAAATTCCTATTGGTTCCACAATATTATGAGTAACTATATCACTAAATGAAAATGGATTATTGCTAGGATGTGTGTGTAGTGAAAACAGTGTGTTGTCTTTTGCTGAATCGATGATTTTTAATTGTCCTTCTGTAGGCTCGGAATATTTTTTACCTTTTGAAGAGCTGAATCCTCCTTGTATTTTACCATTGTTGATATCAGCAAAAGCCAAACATTCGGAGTCTGTTTGTTTACTTCGTAATACTAATTCATCAAAATTTTTATCTATTTCCTCTTGAACTTCTTTAGATAAAGTTAACTCCTTTGGTAAATCATCCGATTTTTTAAATGAATTAAGAATGTCTAGATCACCGTTATCTTCAAATAGTATTTCAGCTTTTTGTTTAGCAAACTTTTGAACGGTATCATCAAATCTAACTTTTTCTCTTGCATAATTTCTATGCATTTCAGGGTGTTTCTTGATAAGCTGACGGTTTCTAGCCTGCCATTCAAGACGTTTTCTCTTGTATTTGGATTGATTGTCACTATCAAGTGAATTGTTCTCTAAACGCTTATATTTTCTTATCTGGCGTTCATTATACCGCTGTGTAGCAACTAAATCACTATTTTCACGAGTTTTCTTTACATCAGCAGCTTTAGGAATTGTGGTTATTCCTTCAAAATAAGTTATAATAATATGCTTGCAGTTAGGATGGAATAATCCACCTGCAATCGCCGTACTTAATAATAGGTATCCGGTTTTCTCAGCTTCTTCAGCAGTTCCACCTGAATAAACATCATCAATATAGAGTTTGCCCTGCCATGGTAAACAAGTAGGACTACAGGCACCATACCGACTAACAAAAACAGTATGGATACCCCACTCAGCTCTTTTAGTGCCCTCACCAACAAGATAAGCTTTTTTGCTAGCATTACGAATAGCCATTTCAGCATATGTATCAATACCAACCCTACGGCCATTCTTGTATTCAATACAGTTGATTCCTTTTGCTAAAAAATCTTTGGTAGCCATATCGATAGCCTGATCAACTGTCATAGTTCCAGTATTAGCAAATACCTGGGCTTTATATATAGTTGAGCGGTATTGGTCATTGGCCATTCTAAGCATTGCCGAAGATGCTTTTTTTAGATCTTTTTCAGTTGCATTAATAATTGCCTTTAATTTCCTGTCATTGATACGAAAAAAAGCACTACTAATTGCTTTTGTAGGCTTTCTTGTGCTGAATCCATTTTTTATAGCTTTTAATATCTGAGCTTCCTGTTTTGTGTTTGCTGACTGATTAGTTCTTTTAAGAAGCTCCTCAAGTTTAAGCTTCATAGTATTATAATTTTTATTTACGTACTTTTTATTTGAACGCTTAAAATCTTCTAACGCTTCCAGTTGTAAGGTCTGCCAGGCTTCCCAGTTAAACCCTTCATCCTGCTCCCATTTTTCATGACGGGATAAGTTTCTAGTCATTGAATCAATCAGATATTCCTGCATTTCATTAAAAATACTGCTTATATCGTAATCGTTCATGACCAAACCTCCTAAACTAATTTTCTAACATAGTAGCTTTTATATCCTTTTCTGTTCCATCGCTGGACCTCATCAAGCAGTTCTACTGGATCCTCAAATTCATCTTTGCGACATTCAAAAATACCGTTTTTTTCAATACCAAGTATTATGTTCTTTCTTTTAAAATTCTTCTTAAGCTCACGTACAAAACCTTTAAATTCATTTCTGCCCATTTTGTAAGTATGACCATTAATTAACACTATCATCGATATCTTCCTCCGGATCATCTACATCAGGAACACTCATTCCTGGTTCCTCTAATTCAGTAACTCCCTGCTGTTCTTTTAAACGTCTTACTTCTTCGTCTTTCCATTCTTTATCTTTTGAATCGCCGTACATTTCTTCAACTGCTGCTTCAATCGACATTACTGGTGAACCTGGACGAGCTTTTGATACAGTTTCCACCACTGCCTCAAATGATGGATTTGCATATTCACCAAATGCCACTTCGATATCTTCAAATTCTCGAGGCTCCTTCATATTAAAAATATCCATTGCCTGCAATGCAGTGTTAACAACTTTAGGAATTGTTTTTTCTAATGCCTCAACAATCTTGCCACGAGTATAAAGTGTTGTTTTTTCTTTTTCACGCTGGGCGTCAGCATTATCTAATTTCTTAACATCAATCCCTAATGTAGATGGACTCATTATTCCCTGCAAGCACTGATCAAGAAAAGTCGTATATGACTGAATATAGCTTTCTACTGGTATATTGGGCTGAACTACTTCAATCTTGTCCTTGCTTTCCTCTTTTCCAGTATCACAAGTAGCGATATAGCGGTTATCAAAATCATTTGCTTTCATGACTTTTCCGGTTGTCGGATTTCTTGGCAGCAGAGAGTCGGGAATATATTTAGTGGCTCTACCCGCTCTAACAGCATCTGCCCACTGTGATATAACTTCATCAAGCGCATCCATACTGTCATACTTGTTTGAAAAAATTGACTTACCTCGATGTTTCCACTTTGATGATCTGTAGATTTTAAAAGGAACTGCTAAATTAACAGTTCCCCTGCTTATAACTTCGTTATCTTTTTCCTGATATCCTGAAAATACATAATCTGCTACCTTTTCAGTTTGTGGAATAGAATGTATATCTACTTCCTTGCCCGTACGAGCCTCTACAAGCTTGTTTTTAATATAACCATAACCATATGTCTCATAATGAATGTATTTCTTTTGATTTGCATCATAGACATTTTTAAAGATTGTTTCTACATAGCGGCCTCTCTTGTAGATAAATTCACACTGATCTGCTGGGTAAAATTCAATTATTGGATATTTACTCAGTAGTGTATCAAAAGAAATCTTAAACGCTCCGTCACCTTGAAATAAAGTATCAACGATTGCCTGTTCAGCAACATCATAGAAGTTGTTATCATCGGATATTTCTTTCCAGTCAATAGAACTTTTTTCAGGATCAATCCTATTGAGATCGCGTATAACGATACCTGCCAGTGTATCAACCATCAAAGAGGGCAGTCCTGAATGAATCTTCCTGATTGATATTTGTGGCACTGAACCCCAGAAAGTCGAGTTGTTGTCATTAACCTCTTCATAAAACTGCTGAAGTTCATAAGGATCACCGCGATACCAGATTTTATTTCTTATCGCATTACTGTCAAAGCTGTATAATTCTTCGATAGTAAACTGCGTATTTTGTGCCTCATTTAGATCAAGCCAGCTTTTTATCATATTTTTGATAGCACCTCCTATTTTACTCATCTAATCATCTCCTATCAGTGGATTAATTGTATTTATTTCATGTTTGTATGGCAACCAGCCATACTGACTGCCGTTGATCGTGTGATCACTTTTATCTTCAGGAGCATATTCATCATCTTTCCATGAATAAACACCCATTTCTCGTATATGTTCTTTGCAGTGGTCAACTACCAGGTAGTTTAAATTCTTTATCCAGTCCTGCATTAATTCGATACGTGTTATTATCAATGTCTTTTTCCATGCATTCGCAAGATTGAAAATAGACCCATTTATTCTCTTATATTTTTTCCATTCCATCATGGTCGCTTGATCTGCATTATCAAGATAACTGTTTCTAGCAAAACCCCATTTACGCTTATTCCTTTCAAGAAATGCTATTAGTCTTTCTATATTGTCACTTGGAGCAATTGGAATCTCGATTGTAGCATTGTTGAAGACTTCTTCATCAAGAATAATACACTTACCGCACTCAGTGATACCGATAAACATATAAGTAATCGTATCAGGACTGTTTTGTGAATATGCAGTATCGATACCGCATGTAAATCGTTTAAATTTATACTGTCTGGCCTGTTCTTCCGTAATAATATTGTCCTTACCAAACTGAGCAAATACAAGTCCAGTAGCCTTACCGCGCAGTCCCTGAATCTTATTCTTAAACATTTTAGTTCCTGGAGGTACTGAATCAATCTTTATTTGGATTTGTTCCTGAGTAAGAGCAGCGTTATCGTAAAAAGTAAAATACCAGTGAATCCATCCCTTTACCGGAGGTTCGTTGAGTTCTTCCAGCAACTCTTTAGGATAATCCTTGATATACCTTTTCAAAGGTCTGCTGCGATTGATAAATTCCTTATATACATCAAGTGATGGATCATCAGGGTTTGAAGTAGTCATCATGTATTCACAACGGTGAGTTATCTCACGCATAAACTCCATGTCAGCAATATTGACCTCATCGACATATACGCATCCAACCTGACCTCCTAACACCTTTTGCCAACGTCTCTTGTTATCATAACCGCAGATATAGATAATCTTAGTACCTTTTAGTGTTTTATACTCGACATGCGGGAGTCCGGTCTTTCCATGACCACCTGGCCAGTATTCAGCCAATCCCTCCATTTCATCAATCAAACCTCGTTCAGCATTGATAACATTCTTTTCAACTGTTCCTTTGTCAGCTCCTGCAATGATATGAAACTTAATATCACTGTCAGCCACCCTGAGCATGAATTTAACTACTCCAACAGTCGTTTTACCAGCTGCTGTTGTTCCTTCAAGATATTCTCTAGGAGCCCTTACAGTTAAAAAATCAGCAAATTTAGGACTTAGGATTAATGACATTAAACATCATCATCCTTTAAAGGTTTCATCTGTTTTAATAGCTCACTGATTGCATCCAGCTTCTTATCCTCGCCTTCGTTTTTAACTTCAAGCTTATCATTGTATATTCCCAGATGACGGTTTAGCATATCAAGGCTTTTATTCTTGTCATACAATTTTACTTCTCTTTCAACTATATCGCCATCTTCAGTTGGAATTGTTTTAACCTTTACACTGGCGATTGCTGCTAGATCATCGATTGAGGCTTCATCCATGACAATCGCTTCATTCAGATTCATTACGTCTGCCGGATTAACAAACGCAAGTCTTGCCAGTTCTCTTAGCACTCTATCCTGAGTAATACCTGTCCTCTTAGAACGTTCTGCCATTGCTCTATCTATAGCGTCTTTAACCTGTCCACGCTTTAACATCCTACATGCTTGTTCAGCTGCGGTTTTTGGACTGAAACCTGCCCGTATAGCTGCTTGCGTTCCATTTAGATCTATTAAATATTCTTCTACAAATCTTTCCTGTTTCTCTGTCATGATTTCACCACACTTTCTATAATCAAAAAAGCGAACCTCTGTCCGCTAATAATATTAAATTTGGTTGCAGGAGGTGGAATTGCACCACCGACTCCGGGGGAAGATCCCGACAAGCTGCTACTGCTCTATCCTGCCATAATAAAAGGCACTACTCTGAGCGCCTTAAATCTTCCCTAAATTCATCATACATTTCTTTAATTTTATTATACAAAACAACTATATCTGAAGCTTTGTCAATTAATTGAATCTTATTATGTAATCTATAATTATTACACCTGTCAAGATATATACTTATTTTATATCTTGGAATCATTTTATTTTTATCCATTTCTTTGATGTAATTTAGCATATGAATGCATTCGTCTAACATTCTAATAATTCGATCTACTGTTAGATTATCCCCCAAATTATTAAGATTAACTGTTTTTTTCAGTGAGTCAACATCATCTACTAAATTATAAAGCAAAGTTAATATTTTTTGATCATTGCTCATATCTTCAGGTTGTGGTAATTGAGATGCATTAAATTTGTATCCTAGCCTAGCTTGAATAATGTCAATTACGCTTTCTTTATTCTCGAGATGTTCAATTAATGCACAACTTATATCACGAACTGCTTCAGTTACATTTTCGTAAAGCCTATCACTTTTATAAGGAACAGTAGTTAATCCCCCAACATCAAATATTCTATCAGTTTTATCATCCATAATCAGCAAGACTGGTTTGTTATAAGCCTGTCTAATTCCTAATTCATATAATACGTTAGGATTTCTAGAGCTTAAATCACATATGGCCATTTCACATTCTGTCAATCCCTGAAAAATTTTTGTTACAATGTCAGTTGACAATACATTCTCATCTACTCTTTCAGCTGTCATCCCTGCTCTTTCAATCGCAGGCTTAATAATTTGTTCGTAAATTTTCATAAAATGACCTTCTTCATAACCATCCGGTGTACTAAAAGGCATCATTACAAAACATCTTTTGTTCACGTGTTCAATCTTTACTTCTTTTCCCATTTTTCTATCTCCCCATATTTTATGATATTTAATTATATCACACTATCCCACATAAAGCGACACCACGAATTAATGTTTCGGAGGCATTAAATGAATGGCGTACCAGGTGATGCCGCTTTATCTGGAGACAAAAAAAGCTCTGGGAGAATGAGCTTTTTCATATTTGCATAATCAAGGGGAAGTATAAGAAACACGAATCAACCAAAAAGAAATCGTTGGGGTGGGGCTTTACCAAAAACTCCACATATACACTATAACATATATAAAAGGCTCATGGTGGCTCATTATGGGTCATATTTAAAAAGAGTAGTTTTTCAACCACTCTAAATATCCAATGCCATTTGACTTATAATTTTTAAATCTGTATATGAAGGCTCCCAGTCATTAATAAACTGTACCGCTTTTTCAAAATCTTTAGATCTAATTTGACTTCTTGTTCTTACCCCAGTGAATGATGCCAAATCTCTACCTAAAGCACTATATAGCTTAGAATTTTGTTCCTTAGTTAGATTAAGATTTCTAGCATCCTTGACATACCGGATTCTATTCTTCACTTTCTTGTTAATACAGTTATACTCACCTGGTGTGATAGCCTGGTTCTCTTTAATGTCTTTTACATCAGTTTCTACTTTTGCTACCCTGTCGTTAGTTTGCTCCAAAGCATCATAAGTTAACTTCAACAATGACATTGGATCAGTTTTGATTTGTGGAACAGATAACTCCTTTTCCATTTCTTCAAATCTATTAACATACTTAGCAGTGAAAATAACCCCTTTTTCACCAGTAAGTTTATTTGCTACTATATCGCAACCTTTTTTAGTTAGTAGATAACATTTTCTAACCTCGCCTTTAGAGTCCTGATACTCGTTTGGGATAAAGAAATCTAACGAAGTCAATTTTGACTTGGTTAAAATTTTCTCATAAACTCTAATCTTTTTCAATAAATTAGCATGTGTAACCTCAATCATTTCAGCAACTTCTCTGCTGTCGATTGTTTTAATGCTATCCTTGATGATTAATCCATTATCCATTGCAGACACCTCCTAAAGCAAGACCATGCTGCCCTTGTCTGTAGAAATCAATAGCCCATTGAAATACTTTGATTATGTCATCCCCTGGTGCAATGTTTATTCCAAATCCACCTGTTTTTCTATCTCTAATCACGAAGCTGTGTACTCCGCCTTTTTTAATCACTACTATCATTATTTTTTCCTCTGTCTTTCCTAAATCTGTTAATTTTCTAGAGGCACTTGAATTAAAAGTATGATATATGCTATAATTCAGGTGCCTAAGGGTGACATTCATTAATCCGCCAAGATTATCCGTGAATGTCTTTTTTTGTTTCTAAATCTTTTTTGATTAGATTTGTTACATATTCTTTAATTGTCTGGTTTGAATCAATAACAAACAATTTTAAACATTTTGCTAACTCATCATCCAGTTCAACTGCAACTCTTTTCATGAACATATCCTCCTTTTTTGTTTGATTTTTTGAACTTGGCTACATTATATCATTGAACTTTTGAACTTTCAATGTTTTATTTGAATTTTGTTTGATTTTTTGAACTTTTTATTATAAACTTATTTTAGAAAGAGGTAGATAATCATGTCAAAAGAAAAAAAATACATTAAATTTGCACATAGATTAAAACAATCAATGAAAGCCAAAGAATTACGGCAAGTAGATTTAGTAGAACGCACTAAAATCAGCAAGGCTAGTATTAGCCAATATCTTTCAGGTGATTTTTGCCCTAAAAATGAATATCTTATTAGTTTAGCTAAAGTTTTAGAGGTAGATCCTTTATGGCTTTCTGGAATCGATTTGCCAGAAAGTGAAGATGATCTAGCTAAACTGTCTCAAAAAAGTGCCGAAAATATAGCCAAAAGAATAGAATTAGTAAAAAAAATATACTTTAAATTAGACGATCTTACTGTGGAGGGTTTAAATTTCATAGACGATTGCATAGATCTCTTACATTATAGAAATACTTATATTGCAGATTCTTCAGTTCTAGACTTGCCTTCAGAAGAAGAATTTAAAGCTGCCGTAGAAACCAAAAGAAGGGAAATGATTGAGAACGCACTGAAAGAAATGAAATAAAAACTCCCACTCCGACGAAGAGTAGGAGTTTTTTATATTTCAATCAGCTTTATTCCCTCTTTGTAAAATCTCTTTGTTTGTGAATAACTGTAGTTTATAAGCTTAGAAGTTTCGTTTAAGGAGCGAAACTGCAAAAACCTATATCCAAGTACCAAACGAGCTTTCTCGTTGCTTACAGTGTCAATAGCACTCTCTATTTCTTCCATTTCATTCATTAATCCCTGCTTCTCCGCCATATACTGACTAATTGTTTTATGACCGCCCAATGATGGACCATAATTAATCGCTTTGATTCCCATCATCTGATTATCTATGAATGCAATCCTGTCACATTTATCACGGTATGATTTTAAATATTCTACTTTTTCGTTGTAGTCCATCCATTCCCCTCCTATACGTACAATCTTAACTTTTATTAACGTGTTCTATATTCATTAATTTTTGCTTTAACATAATCCATAAGCGCCTCCTGACCACGTTCTTTATTTTCAAGTGCTTTGACTATCCGCTGATCCACAGTCCCTTTTGCAATGATGTGATAGATCAGTACCGCCTTATCCTGACCCTGGCGGTACAAACGGTCATTTGCCTGCATATAAAGCTCAAGCGACCATGTAAGGCCAAACCAGATTATGATATGTCCTCCGTGCTGAAGATTAAGACCATGACCGATACTGGCCGGATGAGCCAGAAGGATAGGAATATTTCCATCATTCCAGTCTTTTACGTCCTGATCATTCTTTAGTTCCCTGGTTTCAAAACGCTCCTGAATTCTTGCCTGGTCATGCTTGAACTGATAAAACACAATTACCGGCTGACCGTTTGCACTTTCGATAAGGTCCTCAAGAACATCCAGTTTTGAATCATGGACTTTTACCACCGAATGTTCTTCAGTATAAACCGCACCGTTTGCAATCTGCTGAAGCTTGTTACACGCACCTGCAGCATTAGAGGCAAGTACTGCATCACTTGTACCTAGCTCAATTACTGCGTCTTTTTCAAGACGTTTATAGTATTCAAATGCTCTTGTATCAAGTTCTACTTCAACATTATTGAATATCTTGTCAGGCATATCCAGATAATCTTCTTTCTTCATCGAGATACAGATATCTTCTATCCTGTCATAGATTTCTTTATCAGCATCTGGTAACGGCACATAATCATAAACGACATATCCATTTGACCTTCCCGGTTTGAAATACCGCTGCCGGTACTGTGATATAGTCTTTCCGAGACGTTCCCCCTGATCAAGAAGATATATTTGCGGCCAAAGGTCCATCAAGCCATTGGGGGCCGGTGTTCCAGTAAGTCCTACAACTCTTCTACATCTCCCAATATATTTTCTAAGTGCCTTGAACCGTTTTGCCTGATTATTCTTGAAGCTTGAGAGCTCGTCTATGACACACATATCAAAGTCCCATTTGTGGTTTTCAATCAGCCACACAACATTTTCACGATTGATTATGTATATATCTGCATCACGATTCAATGCTTCAATACGTTGTTTAGGACTTCCAACCGCAATCGAATATCTCAGGTGCGATATATTCTGCCACTTTTCAATTTCACCTGACCATGTACTCTGCGCCACCCGTATCGGTGCTACAATCAAAACTTTTTGAATATCCATTCGGTTGTAGATTAAATCTTCGATTGCAACCAACGTGCATATCGTTTTGCCCAGCCCCATATCTAACAGAAGTCCGCATCTTTTGTGGTTCAGGATCCAGTTGATGGATTTTTCCTGATACGCATATGGCTTAAACTGCATCAGGAATCTCACCTTTCATCAGGCTCGCTACCAGCTTATCTACCTGCGGTTTTGTGTTGATGAAAAAAGTTATAAAACCGTACTGCTTAAGCTGCTTGGCTCTCCACTCCTGCATCGGCGATATTCTTCCGCCCTTTTCTCTTTTTGTCTCTACAAAACATATCATTGAATTTGGCATCAATACTATTCTGTCCGGCACCCCCTTGGTTCCGGGGCTGTTCCACTTCGGACACATACCACCGAGGTCTTTTATTCGTTCAACTAAGTATTCTTCTATTTCTTTTTCCGGCTTGTTATTGGTTCTGCTGTTCCATGCCATTTAATTTTAAACCTCCCTTGACTTTTGGTTTTATTTATGTTACGCGCACATGCGTCATGTATATGTAATACACCCATATTGCGTTTAGGCGGGCATTTTATATAATTTATATTAATATTTAATACTGTATATATATATTTAGTGTTTACCTGTTTATCAATCTTCTAAACCCCTTATCACGTAAGGACTTAGACACGTACACACCGTTGTACACACTAATGGGTTTGGTGTTTACTCGTTTACAATGATGGTAAACGAATAAACATCCCGATTACACAGCTGTTACAGCTCTTGTATACGTTTATACCCCCGTTTAGGACCATAAATTTTAAACCTCATTGGGCTTCTCTGTTTTTCCCATGTACCTATATTCTCAATTATTTTATTGATGTTCGATATTTCATAAGCATTTAATTTCTTAGTGTCATCATACCCGAGTGCTTCACACCATATCTCCGCTGAACATACTTTTGTCCTTTGTACGGTCCCTACCTTATCAGAATCAATGAAATCCTGACGATCATACAGGTCCATGTCATCCCAGTTATCAGGTAACAGCCTGTCCAGATAGTCCTTTACAATTAGTTCATTAGGATCCTCAACCATGAAGAACTCCTGTTCCTCTTTAGCTGCTTTTTCCAGCTCCTCATCTAAAAATAACGGTTCATTAGAATTATCATAAAGATACTTGGCTTCTGCCCATATCTGGTTAACTTCTTCTTCAGTTAGATCATCAAACACACTTTTTCTTGATTTACCTTTAGCGCTGCCGCTGACAATCCAGAAGCGGCGGTTGCCTGTCTTATCTCTTAGAAACTCACTTTCGTTTGTTGTAGCGATGAAAATACACTGCCTAGGATAATTCTCGGTCCTGCGGCCATACGCCTTTCTAAACCTGTCCGTAGTCCCTGATAAAAAGGATTTAATCGTTTCGGCATCGCTCTTTTTCATTGCAGTAAGCTCGCTGAACTCAACAAACCAGATACCCTGAAGTCCCTCTAAAGCATCCTTATTTTTAATATCTTTAATCGAATCGGTATACCAGTTAACAGCCAGTTTTCTTACGAATGTTGATTTTCCGCAGCCCTGTGCGCCCATCAGCGTAAGCATAGTATCAAACTTGTACCCTGGCTTGTACACCCTTGTAACTGCAGCTAACAGGGTTTTACGCGTTACCGCCCTAACATATTCACAGTCGCGAGCTCCAAAGTAATCAATTAATAAAGTATCTATTCTTTTCTTGCCGTCCCACTCAAGACCCTCCAAGTACTCTTTTATAGGGTGAAATGAGTGTTTTTGACAGGCCTTGACAGTTGCATCAAATATCTTATCTTTACCCGTGATACCATATTTCCGGTCTAAGTAGGAACGGATGTAGACATCGTCATTATCAGTCAACTCAGCATCCCACTTATGCACCTTACGCCACGGCAAATCACATAGAGCATAGAAGCGCTTGGAAAGTTCGTTATATCCTAATTTATCTTTAAAATGCGGGTCATTGTTAAGTATCAGTTCAATATTGAAATAATTTGAAATAACAACTCCACTCTTGGTAACCTGCAGTTTCTCTTCCCAGTCTGATTCATCGTCAAACTCTTCGATAATAGTGTTCTTAGCTTGTATTATTTCCTTTATTACTCTCTTATCCTTAGTTGCAAATTCTTCCATGGCCTTGAAACTTGGGAGTCTATTTGATGGTGTATCAATCTTAGCTTCTTCATCGAGTTCCTTAAATTTATGCAGCCTTACCAGGTCAAAGGCATTGCATAATACCCCGCTTGCAGGATCGGTACCGTGATGCGAGTAGCTGAACTTGTCCTCATATGTAATAATACCCGCAGCAGTACTCCCTTTTGTATATGTGTAACGGTTATCAACTGCACACTGATCATAATCATCAATAAATTTTTCAATTGCCTCACGGACGTTGTAAGCTCTACAGAACGCACCAATTACCCCTGGCTTTTCTAAAGGATCCTTTTGTTTTCGAATCTCTTTTCTCATCACATCATTAGACCGACTGCTTGTCGGCCATGACGTAATGTCGGTCCAGTCTTCATATTCTTCAAGAATCTCATCAGTGCTTATAAAATCTGCATCGATTGACTTAAATACATAATCGCCGTTGCTTGAAGTGCTCGGCCAGTACATTAGCCTCTGGGGCTGATAGGTGGTATCATCAAAGGCATCTATGCCTAGGTTATACGCTATCTTTCTAGCTATCGCCTGATATTCCTCAACATTTACCTTTCTGTCAAGCGGAATTATGATCCGCAGTCTTTGATTAGCAGGTTCATGCTTATGTGTGGAATAGATACAGCTGGCATTGCCGTAGAGCAGTTCCCAGCTGTCCCATATACTCATATCGCCAAAATCGATATCTAAAGCAATGACTTGACGATGTTTAACATTAGAACGACTTCCCTTTTCAAGATAACCGCCGACAAAACCGCCGACATCCTTGATATCGTCCTGCTTTGACTTCGGCATCTTCTTGTAGTCACCGATAGTTTCAGGAGTACGTACAGTGGTTGAGAGCTTATCAACTAGCTCAGACCAGTACATTTTGGTATTTTTCCATTTTTTCTGTTTTCGACTGGTTCCCACAGCTATATCAAGTTCAGTATCGTGATTCATTATCCGTACCCCTTTTCTTAATCTTTCCTATAATACGGGGTCACATAACCCTCTGCGTTTAAAATAAGTCCCGGCGCCCAATCTAACGGTTCACCCATGATACGGCACACATCCTCAAGTGAAGCGTCTATCGGAGCTTCGATAATGACTTCATCATGTACATGGGCCACTATCTCATAACCGGCGTTACGAAGTCTAAGCATTGCCTGAGCCAGACAGTCACGTGCGATTGCCTGGACGATATTTTCGACAAGCTTGCCGCCCCATGTATCCGTAAGCTCCCACTTTCTTGAAACCTGATTCATTCCTTTATACGATATCTTAGGACCTTTTTCAGTATCTGTGATCTTTGCATCCTGATAGCATAACTTTCGCCCTGAAGGAAGCTTTATGATCAGGTTCCCGTGCTGAAATCCAAACAGCACCCTGTCTACCCCTCGTCTTATCGATTGCTGATAGATGGCATCGATTGCCTCATTGCCAACTTTTTTCCATAAGGCCGTAATACGTTTGTTTGAGTTGCGCCACATTTTTACAAGTTTAGGTAGTTCATCTTCCTCAATACCCATTTCCAAGGCTCCCATTGATTTTAAAGCCACTGGTCCACCACCGTATCCTAATGCAAGCTCTGCAATCTTCCCCTTCTGTCTAAGGTATCCGTTTACACCGTGCTTTACCACAGGAACTTTGAACATCGCACTAGCTGATGCACAGTAGATGTCGCCGTTATTTTTAAATACGTCCTGACGCCATTTTTCATTGGCAAGCCATGCGATTACTCGTGCCTCTATGGCGCTGTAATCGGCAACTATGAACTTGCAACCGTCCTTTGCAATAAACGCCGTCCTGATAAGCTGAGACAGCGTATCAGGTACACTCTCATACAAAAGATTCAAAGTATCTAGGTCATTGTCTTTGACAAGCTCACGCACCATATCAAGTTCCTCCAAATGGTTTTGTGGAAGGTTCTGCAACTGGACCAGTCGTCCAGCCCATCTGCCAGTTCTGTTAGCCCCATAATATTGAAACAACCCCTTTATACGGTGATCACCGTTATCAGCTCTTATCATTGCTTCATATTTAGCGGTGCTTGTCTTACCAAGTAAAAGTTTTAGTTGTACAGCTCTTTTGATAGTAGTATCTTCAACAGATTCCAGAAGCTCAGGACCTGTCTTTTTAGTAAATGATTTGCACTCGATGCCAGCTTTGGCAAGATACTGCTTAAACTGGGCGGTGCTGTTTGGATTAGTCAATCCAGTAATGCTTCTTAGTTCCTCGACATACGACTCGGTTATACTGCTGTCCATTTCAACCGCATTATCGACAAACTGGCGATCAATAAGAATCCCACGACGATTTATCTCCTGATCAAGAAGATACACTTCTCGTTCCCATTCGGGCATCTTGAAGCTGTCTAAAAGCTGGTATACATTCTGTTCAACTTCAACATCTCGAATACAGTATTCGATGAATGTATCCCATTTATCAGTGTCATGTCTAGGTAGATTTCTTGTTCTTTGACCATTAGCTTTAGTAGGTTTACAGGGTTTAGAAAAGTAGTTTATCAGTGTTGTACCGACTGACATCTTCTGTTCATTAAGTTTAAGTGCTGCACCCAGGTTGTTAAGCGATCCGGGCAGTCCAGCATGCATTGCCATAGCCATCGTGCATTGCCATTGTTTTGGATCAACATCAATCATGAAGTACTCACTAATACAAGTCATTTCAAAGTTTGCATTATGCGCCACCTTAATTACATCAGGATTCTCCAACGCTTCCAGAAGTTCGTATGGAAACTCACCATTGATCATATCAGTACATTTTACGGGTCCATTGCCCCACGCATATGCAAATAACAGAATTTCAAAAGACGGATGCGATGCGTAAGCATACACACCCGTCTTAGTTAGATCTAATTCACAAAATGTTTCTATATCAATATGTAAGATTTTAGATGTCGTAGTCATCTTCATCAGCTTCTTCCTCATCGAAGTCGTCAGCCGTTACACCTTTGCCACCAAGAGCTTCACCGTCTTTTTTGAACTGCACACCGCATAACGCAGCTGATACCCCCTTATTGCCTGCAGTGTCATAGCCAAACAGATCAACAATAACATTTGCATAGCAGCCGCTGTAAATTACATTGTCATCTTCAGTAAGCTGAGTTCTGTCACGATCCACAACAGTAGGGCGTTTCTTATTGTTCGCATTGAAGAAATACATTCCGCCATATACTTCAGGTTCATCATCGCGTTCATCATCTCCGTCGCGTAAAGGATTTTTTAACTTAGCCGGCATTTTATTGTCTTTGACTAATTTAGGAAACTTGTCCTTAGCTACTTCAACAATAGCTTTTTTAAATTCTTTGATCTGTGGATGATCCTTGGGAACGATAACCTGAGTTGAATATTTAGGCTCCTGCCCTTCTTCCATTGCACGTGCTGTAAACACATTTGCATAGCTTAATCTTACGTTGTTTAATTTAATTCTTTTACTCATATCCATTTATCCTCTTTTCTTAATTTTCTTCTATTTCAAATTCATCAGCGGCAGTATACGCGCTACGTTTATCACTTAATGGTACGATCGTCGGCTTGCCTTTTGGCTTTTCAATAAGGTCTGCAAGCAGTGTATTAAAGTTTTTCTTTCCTACAGCTTTTTCCATAGCTGTTATTGTTAAAAGTTTCTTTTCAAAAAGTACCGATTCAGGATAACCGTTAGCCGTCAAAACAACTGCCACTTTATCTTGATCCTTATAAGTCCTGTTGCTTCTTCCCTCAACAACCTTGTAACCGGGAACATCTAACGTTCCCTCAAGAATACCGTTGATTGCATAGCTTTCGACATCCTTAAGCCAGTTCTGAACAGTTTTCATCCGTCCTATGATCATCGCAATATCTTCAGGAGCTAGTAATGATTTGTCTAATCTGCCGTCAATATCCTCAAATTCATCCTTTACTGTTTCTAAACAGTAGTCGGCAAGATATTTGCATTTGTTTCTAAGCTTGCAGAATCTGCAGTGATCACCGGCAATAAATTCACCAGCACCTTCAAAGGCAAGCTCTGCGGTTGGAACTACTGTAAGTTCACCCCACTTAATAAGTTCCTCAACTGTCTCAAACGATTCACTGATATTGTTGATACGCGGCTGAAATATACACATTTCTACTTTGTCAAACTCATAGATAAATCCAAACATTTCTACAGCACCCAATGCATAAAGCATCATTTGAGGGTTATCTTCAGCACTGACTGATACGCCTTTGCCGTATTTAAAATCTATAATGCTCAGTACTCCGTCCTGAATGATGATACAGTCACCAGTACCAAACCCTTCAGGTACGTATTGACTGAAATCAAGCTGTTCTTCAACAAGAACTACAGCATCATCACTCTTGACCTTTTCAGTTATGTAATCAATATAATCATTTGCATGATCAATCATTTCAGCACTGAAAAGCTTATCCTTTTTTAGTTTGTTAATGTTCTTAGTAGCAGTAGCCTTTGCAATAAGTCCCAGATGCTTTCTAAGAAGTATTTCACACACCTCATGAGCGACAGTTCCCTCTCTAGCAAATTCGCTTGTTGTGTCCGGAAGGTCATCTTCCATACGTGCTGAAGGCGGACATTTAAGCCACCTTGATGCACCGCTGGCACTCAGCAGTGCATGATCCCGTTGGGAATGATCTACAGTCTTATCCATTTTGAAACTCCTTTAAATCTTCCAGATACTGAATTAATTTATTATCAGGGAGCTCATCCATTTTTGTATACCCGTACTTAGCTGTAAGCGCCTTAACTTCGCTTTGTTTCTTAGCCTGTACTAATTTAATACCAAGTTTCTTGATCTCTTTTCTTAATGCCGGATAATTAATCTCCTCATCTTCAACAGGAGCATCCTCTACTGTCGAAACCATTTCAACATCGCTAACAGCTTCAACTTTTGTCACTGGTTCAGCTGTTTTTTCTTCAACATTATTCAGTACTATAGAATCTTCTTCAGTACTCTTACCGCAAGGACCTACACCCTCGATTGCACTTATTAAACGGTTCATAACATTTTCTAAACCTTTCGATAAGCCTAATTCAACTTTTACTTCCATTAATTCTTCCTCCAATTTTATTTTATAAATTCATCAAAACAGTTCGGACACAGATATCCGATTTCAGTTTCGATTAAATCATCACATTCATTACCGCAGTCATCACAGCGCTTCATGTAACTGTCGGCATCTTCAAATCTAGCCATATCACTTAATTCTTCAACTGACATTTTCATCAATCTCTACTTCCTCACAATACGCTTCATACATTTTATGAGACCCCTTAAACATTTCAAAAATTTGATCAGGTGCTACAGAACGCTTTTTTGCAATAATTTTTACAACGTGATTAATTGCAACTGAAACCTTTATAAAATCAACATTTTCAATTTCACATGACATTTCATTGTCTTCGAAATCGAAATGGATATAACCTTTTTCAGGCTCTTTCTGTTTGCCAACTTTTAATGTATGTACCTCTACCTCTGCACCAGCTTCTTTTGCCTCTTTTACTAAATTTTCAATTAATTTCTCGATTTTATTTTCCATCTTATTTCTCCTGATTGTTATATTTCTCAATTACACGGTCCCGATCAGCGCTAACTGCTTCGAGATTAGATTCTAAATTTCTAATTATACAAAGCCGATAAACACTTAGCGCGATAAATAGCGCTAAAACGATTATCAGCACTCTAATAAATGCTTTATCTTTCATAAGAGCATCCCTATAACTCCCGTTAGCAATTCAACAAATATGTAAACAACTGCAACAATTGTTAAAATTCCACGAGGTCTTAGATTATTGAGGTTCATGGTTGGTGCTCCTCTTAAAGTCCTCAGTCATCGCAATAGATGCTACAGTTTCAATGATTTCATCTAAAGTCATACCTGAATCAAATAATTCTTTTACTAAAGCCCTAATCTTATCTTCCACTTTGACTTCCTCCTAAATATCTTCTATAATGAAGATGGTTTAATTTTGTTAGGTACTGTTGGCGCAGTGCCTTTTTTTGTACTTTTGTTGTACGCAATTATCAACGCATCAATCAGCTTTTCACTCGGCTCCCGATGCCACTTTGTCATGTAATCTTCAAATGCGCCTCGCGGAACATAAATGTATCGCTTTCCGCACTCTGTTATTTTGTAACTACCTGGAAAGGATCCATTAACAACTGCACTAATCACAAAATCCTTACTCAGTCCCGTACGTTCTTTAATCTCTTCAAACGTAACGCCTAGAGCTTCAACCTTTTCCATCTTTCTCACCTCCTTTGATTTAATCCCCATTAAACATGTATTTCTCACTACATAATTAATAAATTTGTTATAATATCCTTATCAACACTGCCACGTTGAAATCTAAAGAAAGGAAATTTATTAATATGTCACTTAAGCCAATTGACAGGCCTGAAGATTTTGATAATTTGTCTAAAGATCAGCAAAAAATACTTGTAGATTATCTAAAATCAAATTTCACGCCTATAAAGTCTATGAATACCAAGCACACTTCCTATGGACTTAAACAGCCTCTTGACAGACTAATCGGTTTCTATGTGACCAATGGTCAGTTTAAGGGAGCAATGCTTAAAGCAGGTTTCAGATCCGATAATATTGATAAAGAGCTTAACTGCAATTTCAATATTTCTGAAAAATCTCAGTATTTTAAAAACTGGCGTTCTTCATAGACGGTATAAGTACATTTTCAATCTGGTGGATTTCTTCATCAATTACGTTTTCCTTCGTAAGTCCTTGAGGATAATCATCATTGAGAATGTACTTTTTCTTTTGCTTAAGTGCTTCTAGAATTCTTTCGCATTCATAAACAATTTTATCTTCCATAACTTCCTCCTTTTTTTATTTTTACAATATTCACCATTCGCCCAACGGATGTTCTTTTGTTTTACTAATGTAATCGCTTTTATAATCTCCTTTAAATCTAATTACGATTGACGTTCCCATCCAATTTGTTTCACTGCTAACTGATTCAACGTTTTTGATTTCATGGTCATCTATAAATAAATTTCCATCTTCATCTAAATAAACTTTGTTCATTTCAACTCCTCCTAATCTGTTTTAATCATTTACGGTTAAACCGTAATCCAATGGTAAAAAAATAAGCTGATTATATTTAATGTTATAAGTCTTTTCAATTTTGCGTAAGACTGGAATATCTGGATACGACTTACCACGTTCGTAATTACTTAAAGTATCAACGCTGATTCCAATGGCTTTGGCTGCATCTATTTGAGATAATCCACGCATTTCCCTAATCGTTTTTAGAGTGAATTTCACTCCTGTTGTCTTGTCCAACGCTACCACCTCCCTATTGACACATTTATTCTACTACGGTTAAACCGTATTGTCAACGGTTTTGCCGTAAACTTTTTATTTTATCTTGATTATATTACGTAAAAACCGTATAATATCAGTAAGAAGAGGTGATTAAATTGAGTGACTTAGGAAATAAAGAAATAATGGCAAAAAATATAAAAAGACTTATGGAACTAAATAACGTTACACAAACAGACATTTGTAACACGTTAAAGTTTAAACCCTCGACTTTTTCTGATTGGGTAAATGCAAAAACATATCCTCGAATAGATAAAATTGAAATGTTAGCAAATTATTTTGGAGTTGAAAAATCCGATTTAGTTGAAGATAGAAGTCGATTTAATTCTAATTACATCCCCGACCACTTTGAAACAGTAACTGATGCAATGGAATTTATTCTAAGAGTTCCTGTAGTAGCAAATAACTGTGGTTACGACCTCGATACTATGTCTGAAGAAGAAATAATTGAAATGGCTGAGGATCTATCCGAAATGCTACAAATCATGGCAAAGAAACACAGGAAAAAATAGTGATGGAAGTTCATGACGTAATTAAATATTACAATAAAAACGGATTGAACGAGACATTAGATTATTTTGACATAGACATAATACATAAAGAACTGAGAGGGAAAACGGTTGAATCAAGATTAGTAATAGACTTTTATGGGAAAGCAACTATCTTTATTCAGCCAGATTTAGATGAGAATTACGAACAGTTTTTAAAGGCTCACGAGCTTGGGCACTATTTGTTACATTATCAATGTGATATAAGCTTTAATTACCTCACAAGGGTATACAAAACTAAAATAGAAAAAGAAGCTAACAGTTTTGCCTGCAAGCTTCTAATGAGCGATATCAATATAAAAGAACAAGAAAATATAGACTTTATTGCCATGGAAAAGGGAATTCCATTAAAAGTATGGCATTCAGTAATGAATTTAATTTAATAATAACATATTATGTTTAAATAAAAAAGGAGGGTTAATTATATGGAATTTAAGGATAAATTTAGCAGTATTTTAGATGAAACGCTTGAGGCCTCAAAGAAAATCGGAAAAGCTACATTAGAGGCAACTAAAGAAACTCTAGAAAATAAACTAGATGATATTGAGCAAAACAGAATAGAGAAAAAAGAGGCAAAGGCCGAAGAAAAAGCAGTAAAAAAATTATTTAATTCTAACAAAAAAATTGGTGACTTGCAAATCGATACAACAAATAAGTTGTTTAAAGTTAAAAATGCCTCTTGTGATAAAATTTTTAATTTTAGTGATATTATCGATTTTGAATTATTGGAAGATGATATCAGCCTCGCTAGCGGGGGACTTGGACGTGCATTAGTTGGTGGAGTAGCATTAGGTGGTGCTGGAGCAGTTGTAGGCGCAGTAACCGGAAAAAAGACTACTAAAAGAAAAGTCACTAAACTAATTGTTAAAATAACTATGAATGATTTTGATTTCCCTTGTATTATGATTAGTTTAATTAATAAGCCTATAAAAAATACAAGCAAAGATTACCAAAAATTATTTAATGAAGCTCATCAAATAATTTCTATGCTTAATGTTATGGTAAATAATCGAGATAGTGAAGAGTAAATAAAATGAATTTTTTTAAAGAAAACTGGAAAATGCTTGTTATAGTACTTATAGTTACTGTCCTATTCCCAATAGTCATTTTAACACCAAGTAGGTATGGAACCATATCATATGATACTGGATTAACAATAGTTGGATATGGGGGATCTATACTTGGTGGTTTTCTTACCTTATATGGTGTTTGGTGGACGATTAAGAACCAAGAAGAACAAAGACGAAAAGATTTAGCTATACAGTATATGCCTTTGATTACATGCAATGAATACGAAATCACAACAAACAATATTGAAAATAACATACTGAATGCTATTTCAACATCTGTATACTCAACATTTAAGGAAGAAATATTAGATAGTAATTTAAAAGAAATAAAAATAATATTAAAACTTACTAATCATGG